ATGTCAGCCATTATGCTGCCTCCTGGATTTTGATTGGCGCCCTGCGGCAAGTTGCCGAGATATTCCCATTCTTCTTTTTCTCAACGTAAACATTGAATCCCTTCGGAAGATAACCCCAGCCATCAGACGTGCCATCGTCGTCTTTCTTCTTGGCTATAAAGTCCTGAGCACACTGCATCGCAATCCCAGCACATTCCTTGTCTGGCGCGTTCACTGTTATTCGCATAGGGTCATCCTCAAATTTCAGGTAAAAAAATACCGCTCTAGGCGGCTTTGTTCGTTTTGCTCTTTGTGAAATTCAGTAAAACCTTAAACTCCCCCCGTTCCAGTATTTGTATAAAGCTGTGGGGCGTCGCATGAGTAAAGCCGGATATCAACCAACTTAATGGACTCGTTCCACTCTTTGCCATCAAACAGGACTGAGGCGTTGACCCGCTCGGAATCAATAGATTTCACCACGCCAATTCTGAATGGCCGACGTTTTTCAATCACTAGAGATTGTTCTGTTATCATGATCACTTCCACCATAACTCAATGACAAAATGACCCAGCCACAAGGCACGCATAGGGCCGTCATTCCAAAAATTAAAATAGGCCCACTGGCTTTTCTTCTGCCAACTGAATGCAAGCCAATAGCCGCCACCTCTGCCAGGTATGGGTATCTTCATCACTCACCATCCTTAACGGTGCCGCCAGCGGCTTTGATGGCGTCATGTATCTGCCATCCGGCATAGACTGGATAACGAGAGGTTCCATCTGCGCAAACATCATCCTTATCGAATGATAAGGAAATGGTGTCGTAGTAATCATCAGGGCCACTGCCCGCATACCCCCAGATTAGATAGGCGGCGGGTTCCGGCAACTCAACCGGCTTAACCTCGGCGGCGCGGCGGGCGATAAGCTCAATAGCCATTGCCGTGACGATTGGTGATTGGCCGCCACCGATGTCAGCCGTTTCAGCCTGTGCTATTCGTAACAATTGTTCATCACTGATTTTATCGCTCATGGTTAGCCCGCCGTACTGTGAACTGCGTTAGGGAAGTTAAGTGTCACACCGTCGAAGTCTGCGCCTAAATCCTGAGCAGCTGAGCACCATTCTCCACCATTTCTGCCTTGGTGGTCGCCTATTTCTTGCTCTCTATTCTTGTCATGCAGTCCGATAAAATTATCTCCAACGGTAAAGAATGCGATGCGCTTTGATGGGCAACGGTTTAGCAGTTCCTGAAATTCTACCAACCACGCTTTTTCAGCTTTGGTGAGCGGTTTAGTCTTAGCCATTTACTCCCCCTCGCCATCGGCAGATTTAACGGTTAACCCCAAGCCATTGCAAAGTTTGCATTGGCCTATTTCATTATCGTTATGGTCGAATAATTGTCCCTCGTGACAATTGCGACATTTTAAATCGTGAGCTTTTTGCGTTGCTCTATAACACGGTATACCTACCGCTATATATTCCATTAAGCCCAGAGAAACCAATTTGCCCATTGTCTTTCCAATCTTAACGGGGAATAGCACGTCCCCTTGCCAATACCAAACGGACGCGCCATTTCTGCGGGTCCATTGCTGTGCCTGCCAGTTGTATAAAACCGATTCTCTAATGAATTTTAAATCGCGCATTGTAAGTTTTGCCATTCAATCCCCCTCGCCATCGGCAGATTTAACCGGCCATGCTGCGCAAGGGCCTTCATGACCAACTTCTCGAGAACAGCGCCAGCCAGTTGGTGGAATTTGGCATTTTCTGTCGTAGGTGGATTTAATTGCTGCGTCTACCTGCTCGCGCAAAGTAGTGTGATATTCTTCATCGTCGTCACTATCAGCCTGCGCCCAAAACATTTCGTGACTACCGTAAAACAACGGTTCCCTGACTTGCACGACGTGGGCACAAAGCCAATCCATACGAACCTTATCAGGGTGATGTTCATCCACCGGCACCGGCTGGGCGTGGGTGAATAGTGGGATTGATGGCAATTCAGTTTCATCATTATCACGAACTATCATTACTTCACGTCCGCGATTAAAATCATCGATTTCTTCGTCTCCCATAATCCAAGCCACCGGCACCGCATCGCCTTTAAGCTTGGCGAGTTCGGCCTCTGCTTTCTCGGCTCGCTCTTGAAGCTTTACTGCTGCCTCTATTCCACCTGCCACCAAGGCATTGCGGGCCTCTGCTGCTTCGAGTTGGTTGAAAACAGGCTGCAACAAGGTAATAGTGGTCTTCATTGCCAAATCGAATGACTCTTGAGACGCCGCGCCGTAGTCAGCCACCTGCTCAATGATATTTTGAGCCAGCTCTGCTATCTGGGTTTTATTGGTCATGATTTAAACCTCCAATCCTAATTGCATAGCGAAATGGTCACGCTTCTCGCAATAGTCGAGGCTGCCAGCGCTATTATGTGATTCGATACGCTCAACCAAAATGGCGGCGCGAGTTTCTTTAGAGTGCGGCTGATATGTTCCTTTCCAGTTCACATCCTTCCCAATGTTCTGGGCTACGTTGGTGCTGTCAGCCGAAGCTAGGGGAAGTTTTGTGAAAATTTCAGGGTTAAGCATCCTTAGTCCGTGCAATTTGGTAATAGGCTGCCCGTGCTGGTCTACTACGTGGCGAATAATGTCTTTCATCCTGGCGACCGCTTTCCTCGGTGATTTCACGTCGTACTCGCCACAGCTGCCTATCGCCACGCGGGGATACTCGTTGCATAGTCGGATAAAACGCTCGTCACTTTCATTCATATGCCAGACCGGCGCACCGATGAATTTGCCGTGTGGCCACTCAGTCAAGAGTGCGTCGTTCTCCTCGGCTCCACCGTCTATAACGTCAGGGATAATGGCAAAGTCGAGACCAGGATGATTTTTCCAGCGGCTGACAAAATCGTAATAGTCGGTCCAATCGATTTTGTTTTTGCCTGCTTTCTTCCATATCGAGAAAGCGCCATTATCCAAGGAAAAGGACTGGCATATTTCGGAAGCCAACCCTAACTGTGAGCTATTGGCGAAAGAGATAAACGCATGCCTACCACGCCAAGCTTTAATCGCGCACGTATCGGGAGTGATAGGGCCGCCGTGGTAGTGGATCATTAATTGCCTCCCGCAACGACGCGTTTAAACTCAATGACCCATACCCACGGGTTAGCCTGCCAGCTTTCCGCTCCGGATATTGACTGCCACAGCTTGCTATAAGCGCTAATTGGGTAGTGTTCCCACTCATGCCACGGCCAGCCACAATTATCGTTACCAGGGTATACGTCACGGACAGGAATGCCGTATTTATAGGTGCGCCCATCCTTAGTTATTTCTGACAGCCCCTCAGCGAGAGCATCGTTTTCATTGATACTATTCAACCGCTCAACACGCACACCGGTGATTTCCAGCGTAATTCTGCTGGCCCAGCGCGGCATGTGAATTGATGGGACTATTTTTCCTTCCCCGCCACGATAGCGATATAGGTCAACCCAGTTACCTGCATCAAGCGGGTGAGCATTCACGGGGATTTCAGTGTTATCCGCCGGATAGAAAACCACGTCTAGACCTGATTCTAATTCTTTCGCCTGGCACGTCTCCCGCACCCAAAGCCGGACGCCTGGCTGGCCTAGGTAGCTGTTCCAAAAGTTACCAGCGGCAATCTCACCAGCAAGTTCATTACCGGATAGTTCGCACCCAATATTGCGATCAATAAACGGAAACTTAACTGGCCGCCGCGTTTGCGTCTTGCGACCGCTGAGAATGGCGTTAACCATTTCGGCATTGAAGATGATAGGGCGCTCTTTCATGACTTCACCCCCGCATGCAGCTGGGCGGCGATTGCGGCACGAACTTCATCTGCATAATCTCGTTTGAATTCTTCATCAGAAGCGTTAGGCAGGAATTCCAGAGCGCTAAGTACTGCACCAGAAATATCAAAAGCCTGCGCTGGGGTGTCATCAATAAATCCACTTTCCCACGCAGCCAGAATTTTATTAGTTGCAAAAATTATCCCTTCCTTGCGAGCATCAGATTTTAACTCAGCGATAGCGGCGTCAGTGTCTTTAAAGTCCAGCTCTTCGGCACATGGTATGACTTCACCGTATACGCGTTCCATCGCCTGATCCCACCCGTGCCTCATAGCCTCGTAGCGGTCATGTATTCCTCTATCCTCCAAACCGCATCCCATACCACCTTCGTGATACGTAGGCTCGGCGTTTAAGTCAGTTACAGCATCGATAATGCTTTTCATCTGCGCACTCTCAGCCGCCAACTTGTCATAGTCAGCCTTCAACTTGGAAATTACTGAATCACGATATCCAAGCTCTGCTGCGATATCAGCCTTACTGTGGAGGCCCTCAGATGTCATTGCAGAAACATGGCGAATATAAAAACTACCAGTAACGTCTAGTTCATACGCATCACGCTGCGCATAGAGTTTTTCGATCATGATTTATTCCTTACTGGAGAGGGTTAGGCGGCAAGTTTGCTGGCGATTATCTGGCGACACTCATCGAGCCACTGATCGAGCTGCAGCCCCGTAGTGAAGAACTCAGAGCGGTCATGGGCAAAGTATTCAGGCTTGAGTCGGTAGATTGTTCCATCGGCCTTGAGGTGTGGAATGCTCCACTTCTCCGCGATGAGCAGGTGCTGAATTTGCTGCACATGCACTATCTGAATGAATATTGACTCCTCTTCCATGATGCGACCCCAGCCCTTATAGGCGGGGTTTGTGTAATTTATTGTGCACCCTACAGTTGCACCACCTGACAGACGCCCGCCAACCTGACCGGCGCTTAATGCGTTGCGCTGAAAGAAGGTGATATTTGCGTCGGGGTGCTTACGGAGGATTGATAGTATTCCGACTGGTGTCATGGTGATTTCCTGCGAGGTTTTTAGAATGGGATGTCGTCGTCAAAGTCCATCGGCGGCTCGTTGTTCTGTTGGGCGGCTTGAGACTGGCGGGAAGTGCCCGCGCCGCCAGACTGCTGCGGTCGAGATTGGTTGTTTGCCGATTCACCCTGTGCCTGACGACCACCCAGCATCTGCATGACGCCACCGACGTTTACGTGAATCTCAGTGGTGTATTTCTCTATACCAGCCTGATCTGTCCATTTCCGCGTGTTCAGTTTTCCCTCGATATAAACCTGAGAGCCTTTACGCAGGTATTCACCTGCCACTTCTGCCAACTTGCCGAACAGCACAACGCGGTGCCATTCAGTCTTCTCTTTCTGCTCGCCGGTCGCCTTGTCGCGCCAGCTTTCAGAAGTTGCCAGGGTGATATTGGCAACAGCGCCGCCGTTAGGCATATAGCGGACCTCAGGGTCTTGCCCGAGGTTACCGACGAGAATTACTTTGTTTACGCCTCTACTTGCCATTTATGCCACCTGTTTAAGTTCTTTAATTCGAATGCCGGTAACGTCCTTGCACTTCTCCTGATGTTCAGGGAATCCATTCAGGCTTTTCCATGCCTCTGCGTATTTCGCCTGTAGCTTTTTGCTGTCTGTTTCTGTCCCTGCGCACTGCGTGAATTCTGACAGTATCTGGTCGGCAGATGCGGGAGCCACGTTGTGAACTTCTGCATCTGGATCCTGAGCCGTCTCCTCAGTGGGGATACAGAACGCTTGAAATGCCGCGTATTTATAGGCAATAGACATAGCCTTGTTTGTTGCCTTATCCCCGCTATCCATAGCCTCACCAAACGTTACAACCGTGTGATGACTTCCATCCTCCGTGGCAACAAAATCAAACTCCGCTTTAACCACGACGTAAAACAGCAAGCCGCCTTTTTGGGTGGTGCGCTCCGTTACTGAGCGCTCAATAATGCGCGGCAGAATGACTAAGCCATTTTTGACGAGTGAAGGGGATAGGGCGTTATAAACAGCGTCGATGCCCCTGAACTGAAATCCTTGCTGCTGATTTCTGCTGGATTTTGATATTCCGATTTCTGATAAATCTTTCGCTACCGCGGCGATCGCTTTGTAAACTGCATTCACGTTTCACCCCCTATGAATAATTGCCCGCAAACTCATCCCATGAGATTTCAGCTACTCCGTTGCGATCATTCCATTGACGCTGCTTGGCCTGCTGGCTTAACTGTTCCTGAATTTCATCACCGAGCAATTCCTGCATCAGTGAAACGAATTGAGCGTCCTGCGTTTTATCGTCAGTAATCATGCTGCGGCCTCTTGCCTGACAGTGATCACGTACCCGCGAGACACCATGTAATCACGAAGTGCCTCCTCATCCAGAAGGGGGATAATCGATGCCTCGTCTAATCCTTCAATCTCGACGAGCTGATTTCTGGTGTAGAAGTCCGTTTCTACTGACACCTTTTTGCACTTTAGGGTGATGGTCATAAAAGCCCCTTGCTCCGGCAGAACGCCCGAGCCATTAATTTGTAGCCGAGGTGATTGTTTGGGTAACGACACTCATGGCCGCTGATGAAAATGCGAAGGTAATCGCCATTGATTTGGAAGCTCATAGCGGGTCACCTTTCTGCTGAAGGGTTTGCCAAACACGCTTAGCGGCGTCTTTAGCGTTTCGGAAGATGATATCGAGCAGTGATTCAGAGCAGCCCACGCAAGGCCACCCTGCAATATTTAGCTGTTGCACGGGATACTCCGGTTTCAGTATTGAATTGAGGTGTGGGGAACTTTGTTGTCCATCAGCGCTTTCAGGGTTTCGATAGCCTGTTCACGGCTGAGGCCTGCGTGCTCGATTAATCCATTTACGACTGCTGTTCCGATTACTTTGCGGTGGGCGACGTCAGCAGCGCGTTTTGCCGCTTCGTCAGCGATACGCTTTTCTTCTGCCAGACGGGCATCTTCTTTCTGTTTGGCTTCACGCTGGATGCGTTCTGCTTCCTGCCGCGCTCTGAGTTGCTCAGCTTCGATAGCTTGCTGTTTCTCAAGCTCGGCCTGTTGAGCTGCTGCTAACCGGTCGGCCTCAGCTTTGGCTGCTGCGGCTTTGCGGTCTTGCTCGGCTTTCTCTTCTGCTGCAATCCGGTCACGCTCTGCTTGCTCTGCCTGCGCTTTGAGAGCCGCTTCACGCTGCGCCGCCGCTTCAAGCTCCTGCTTTGCTTTAAGCTCTGCATCAATGCGGGCCTGATTTGCTATCTGCTCGTCACGTTCTCGCTGCTGGCGTTCTGCTTCCGCTTTGGCGTCGGAGGCGTCACGGTCAAACTGGATATTCAGGAGTAGGGCCAGTTCGTGGTCTGCTCCTTTCTGCTTCTTCAGTGCCTCGGCGGCGGCGACCTGCTCAGCATCGATGCGTAGCCGCTCAACCTCTGCGGCTTTCTCCGCTTCAATGCGGTCCTGCTCGGCCTCCCAGTCCGTTACTGGCTTGCGGATTTCGATTGCCAGATCATCCAGCGCCTCTCGCACTTTTCGGCGGCTGGCATCGACCATCGCCGGTCGCTTCTTCATTTCAGCGACCAGGTCTTTCCCTGCGGCATCGATCATCACTTTCGTGCTTCTGACATCTGCTGCCATGCTTATGTAAACTTTTCTGCCCTTAACAGTGCCGAGGTCTCCAACAACTGCTGATGCCTTTGTGCGAATGCTCTTGATAAGGCCATCAATGAATTTATCGTCAATGAAGGCCGCCTCAAGCTCAGCCGGTACCGCCGGCAAACTTACTAACGCTACTTCCGTCTTTTCCTCGCTCACGGCGATCTCCTTGGTTGATGTGTACATAAGTCGAAGCACTCGAAATAAGCGCTTTGAGCTAGATACAGGCAAAAAAAAGCCGCGGGTTAGGCGGCTATTCATCAATCGTCTTCAAGTGAAGCAAGTTCCGTATCGTCAGGGACTTGCAGGGTAAGTAGCGTGCTATACCCATGGTCATAAATTGAGTAAGAGCACGGCCATGGAGGTACTGGGACTCCTTCATCTACGGGGGATAATCCAACACTCCACAACCCGCTATTGAGATAATGGGCAACCACGAGAACCTCACCTTCAGAGGACTTTAGGCGGTAGATACCAACACTATCGAAACAGGAAATCTCTTCGCGTAACTCACCTTCGCACTCAAACAGGTCATCACTGGCACCGTAAAAACGTATCTCTTTCATGTTTTCTCCAGACAAAAATAAGCCCCGCGAGTGCAGGGCCAAGTTGAACAATTAGGATTTGATAAGTGGGCGCTTATCATGCTGAGCACTCAGTGAATGCGCAGCAGGAAGGAGCTTTTTTATGCACTGGCGGAAACCAGAATGACGTCTAGAAATCGTGATGGGCTCCAGTCGCAAGACTCATCCTCAGGGATGTGTCCAAACATCATTGTGCAGCGGTGGCAATGAGCGCAATCACCACAAGTTTTCCCCTCAGGCAAGTTCATTTGGTCAAGATTGGAAGCCGTGCGAGGGAGGGGTTTTCTTTGTTCACTCATGGCTTACTCCTTTCTGCTCCGAATAATCATGAATCCACTTCTTGGCAATGCCTACCGCCTCGGAAAACGAGCAGTGGTAGTCACCCTGAATTTGCTTTATCACTTCTCGCAGGCGATGCTCCGCAATTTGTTCTTCAATTTTGTCCATCCCATCCTCACATCAGATAAATAACAATCGAACCAGAAGCGCACACCCAAAACAGCAGGCAGCCCATAACCAAACAAAGCCAAAACTTTAAGTTGTAAGTCATATAAGCTCCGATACTGATTTGGGTGGGCGGGGTTAGTGCGCCGATTCCTTTTCTTTAGCAGCACCCTCAAACTTGGTGCCGCAAAATGGACAATAATTAATGGCGACTTTCGTGTCGCCGTTTGTTAGCCGCTGCTCAAGGTCTCCATTTTTCTTGCGCTTATAAAATCGGAACTGGAATGGAAGCATGACATTACAGAAATCACCCTTCTCGAAGATGTAAACCTGATTGGCGAAGCTGGACTCATCAATCTCAGCTGCATTTTCGCCGTAATGCTTCCGCATACGATCATCCATTTTTTCTTCGATTTCTTTGAAACATTTACAGGCCATACTTACCTCTCAATATTCAGTCGTAAAAAAAGCCGCCTATTGGCAGCTCGTTGTTGATGCTCTTTGGTGATTGGATGGCAGGTGCCTATTTTCCTGCTTGACTGGACTCAAACCAGCCTAAGTTTCAACGACAACCCGATTGCTCGGGGTAGGGTGTCAATTCACCAGCATCAAGCGGGTCTGACCGTTAGCCTTTACGGCTATTCACTTTAGCTACGGTCACCTGTATTGCCCAGGTAGCTATTTCCCGTACTTGAACCTGTTGGCGCAGGTATTCATCCAATCCCACAGAGCACAGCGCGTATTCGCTCGCCAGCGTTACGGTTCACATTATCCCCCCCTTGGTTACTTGCCCGTGGCTCTGTTCGCCGTGGAGTGTAGGCCCGTCACAACCCGTTATTGCCGAAGCTGATAGGTTGGTGCCTGTGTAAGAAACTTTATTCATGCGCCCTTGTTGAGTAGGCGCAGGGTAAAGTCACTTGTTAATTACTAATGAACGCTTAAAAATCGGGGCGCGGTCGAACATGCTTTCGTGATGCTTAAACCGGTGAAACCAGCGGCGACCGTACTCACCTTGAACCAATCGCATTATTGTTATGCGCATTCTAATGTCTCCGGTGCGTGGTTTTTTAGGACGTGGGTTCATCTTCTCTACTCCGCTTAGTGTTTATCGAGCTGTTACGGTGTCTGCTGATTTACGGTGGCCAGCGTTGAAAATTGCCACATCTGCCAAACAAATATTGTCTGAACTCGGGTAATACTTCGTTTCGCGAATTGCCAATGCCTTATCTACTCTACCGACCGGCTTGCGTTTGCAGCTCAACTCGACCTTGCTTGGCTTAGCTGCCACTACATTCAATTCGGTGCTGAAATCGTTCACAGGAAGTGCCTGGAGATGCTGGCGAGCTTCGCGGCGACGAGTAGCGGCTGTGCCGTTGAATTGCGTTCTGCGTGTCATGGATACCTCCTGTGTGGGTTTAGGTGATGTGCTTATTCACATCCCAAAACTCACGCTTTGGTATTAATTGGCCTTACGGCCACGTAGGTGAGACATCCACCGTTGTTTAAGAGCGTTGGCCTTGCGGCCTATCGAGTGATGTTTCGTTTCGATGAGCCAATATTGAACCAATAGTACGCATTAATCAAGAACCATAAGTACGAAATTTGATTGTAACCTCGTACTTACGGTTTAATTAATTGAGTTTTAAGGCGATTTATTTTTATATTTATTTGATGTAGCTCATCGCCGCTAGGTAAAGCAGGCATACAGGGGTAGGGTGGGCTGGCATTCATACAGGGGTAGTTATGAAAAAAGAAGAAGAATTACTATATGACGAAGCGTGCAGGATAGTAGGGCGGTGCTGTTTGATGCTGGCGCAGAACGGTACGGAAATTGACAGGCGCCAGCTAATAAATCAACTTAAGGAGATTCGTTGGAAGATACTGGAACAGACTGGTGAGAATGACCTGCCGATTAAACTTGCCATTGAGAAGTTGGAGGACAGTTTACAGAAGGGGAGATGATTGGCACAAAAAAACCGGCGATGTGCCGGCGACAAAGGAATGCTACTGAAAGTTTTATTATTGGTATTCGGATAACCCAGCTCGGTGGTTTGAGGGTAAAGAGAGCTTGTGATCGATGTGTTTTATTGAAATATTCATAGTAGACGAAAATCTTTAGTTCAAAGCCAGTTTTAAACTGCTAATTGCTGTTTTGTTAAGGATGTCATCTGCATGAAATTTAAAATAAGTTCTAAGGACAGACGAGAAGTACCAGGTGTTTTCGCGTAAAAACTGCTCGTCAACTGTAATGCTTTCTGGGTACGTGTAAACCATCCGCATATTGATTTTTAGCAAAAAATCAAACTCCTTAACACCCTCTTTATATCCAGTAACTTGAGGTGCAGCATTGACTATTATCGCATGGGTATTCATATTATTCTTTAACGACACACCGGCTTGAAATTCAAGATCTCCATATTCGACACTCATCTCCCCGACACCCTGAGAATGCATTTTGTGAGTGAAATCTACGTTCGTTGTTACCACTTCAATGAGCTTTATTTCAGCAAGCGACATTTTGAGTAAAATCCATATTTGTAGGTGTAATCACCACCCTAATCATTTGATCCATAGATGGTTTTAAATCACTCAGCAGGCTTACGTATTGTGTTTTTTCAGGGACAATTTGGTGAGATACATCCCTCCCATCCTTGAAGATAGACAAACGAACTTCAGCCCCTAAAGCATAAGTGATATCAGAAAGAGTCTTTAGGGTTAAGTTTCTAGACCCATCGAGAATCTGCGAAATATATGATTTCGATTTTCCCATTTTTTTTGCTAAATCGGTCTGGCTCACGCCTGAATCCTGCATCGCGAGAAGTATATCTTCCGTGGTATTGAAGATTAGCCGCTCACTAGCCATGACGACACCACTTATGTGCGGGAAATCTAGTTCTAATTCATTGATATCTTCAGTAGTCATGAAACCCTCTTTCGATTCGATCCCAGTTATTGCAAACCTTTTCGACATCTGAATCGTGTAATTGATCAAAATCTTTATAGATGTAATGACTTATGTAATAAGTCATAAACACTCTTTCAGATTCCCAGTAGTAACCTCGTATGGGAATTTTTTTGATAGCCCAGAAATTTTTACCAGGTTTCCCATCATGAGAAGGAAGCAATCCCTCTTTTCGAACGCTGAGGTCGGGGGTTCTTTTCCCAGAAGCTAGCCTTTCAATTTGGAGTTGCAATGATATAACCATGGACCTTTGCCGCTTCGCCGGACTTATGCTCTTGATAGCAGCGGTCAAGGATTTTAGTGCACCATGGCAGTGCACTACAACATGGCACTCACCTTTGAAAGTACCTTTAACCATATCAACGTTCCCTAGTTAATATATATGTTAACTATATTTTTGCAATATTTATAGAATGGATGTTTAAAGCCACCAAATACATCATCACCCTCAGTGCGTCGCCCCACCACTTGCAAAGAACCAGATCATGAAGCCAGCCGCACCAAGAAGCACGATGACTGGGGGTAGGAACCTAAATTTCATGCGGTACAAATCCTTCGATTATGGGGGCATTCACGGCAGCCGAAGCTTGGTTTCGACAGCAACTCCAATTATTTTGCAGTTGCCATTGATGGAAACTAACGGCCATGCCGGATTCAACCCTTTCAGATACTTCTGCGCACCGTCAATGACTAGTCTTTTAAAAGTTGCTTCGTTCGAGTCTGACAATTTAGCCACAACTAGCTTGCCGTTAGTTGCTTCTTTGCCCGTATCGAATAAAACAAACGTTCCCTCTGGGATGCTTAGTCCTGCAGGGGCTGTCATTGAATCACCTTCAACCAACAACCAGAAACCATCACCTTGAATGTGTGCATCTGACTCCAGCCATAGCTCAATATCTTTCAGCGAATAAGCCTCTACTGCTTCGTTCCAGGAACCCGCCTGGACTTTACTGAGTACTGGGTACATTGTCCCTCTGGTATATGGCCTAAAGCCTGAGACATTGCTTTCCCCACCAGTAATTACACCCAGCTGAAGCCAAACAGGGTCTACCTTAAGGAATTTTGCCAGATCAGCCATGGCGGCAGGACGCGGTAATGATTCCGCATTAAGCCATTTACTCACGCCTTTTGAAGAAACGCCAAGAGCACGGGATAAAGCCATCCCGCGACCATGTTCATCCAGCCCAGCATCTTTACAGGCTTGCGCAAGCCGCTGAGCAAATTCTTCACGCAATTTTTCAGTCTGAACCATGAGTACGATAGTAAACCACTTGCAAAAACTTTCAGTTCAATCATAATCTGTACTGAAAGTACGAAATAAGGAACTCCCATGGAAATATTGGAAGTAGCGATTAAAGACGTAGGGATTCCCGAAGTAGCTAAGGCTTGTGGAGTAAGCGAAAGAGCTGTTTATAAATGGCTCAAGAACGGCTTCCTCCCGAAGACTGAATTTTTCGGAAAAACTACTTACGCAAACACTATCGAGACTATCTCAAGCGGGAAATACCATGCTTCTGAGTTGCTTGATTTAAGTAAAAAAAACCTGCTCGCCGCCTAATCTATACCGCTCTTTTCACAACGGACGTCCTGTCCTACGTCGCTGCAAAGCGAATTCAAATATAAACATCAAATCACAAGTGGTCATCCCTCGGACTGATCACGCCAATCAACTAACCGATAAAGGAATTATCTCTCATGGATGTATCAACAGCCCGCAACAAGGCTCGAGCTATCGAAAGCCAGTTGCTGAACAAAATAGCAGTACGTGGTGTGACTGAGGTCGCCGCCGTCATCGGGGTAGATAAGTCTCAGGTATCACGCTGGAAGGAAAGCTTCATACCGAAGATGAGCATGATACTGGCTGTGCTGGAGTGGGGAGTTGTTGACGATGACCTTGCCAGGCTGGCTAAGCAAGTTGCGTTGCTACTTAAAAAACAAAAAGCCCCGGCCACAAACGAGGCTTCAGAGCAGATAACTATCAACTTTTAGCGGGTAAATGGTTAAAGAGTTTATTACGCTGAACGTTTTGTTTTTGGCACCTCGATTGGGCCGCCCAGTGATTTTTCGACATGACGGATGGCGTTCAGAAGTGTTTCCGTTGCCATTGCTTCAAGGTGTATCGAAACATCCATCGACATCCCAACAACTCCAGACATTGGATATGGAAAATCCAAAATCAATCGCCCTGTGCTGGGCTCATAAGACGCGCTTTTGAGAGAATCAATGGAAATAATCGGTAACGCAGTTTCTTCATCATCGCTCATGAAATCACCTCGTTTCTGCATGGACTTTCAGAATACGCCGAATCACAAAATCATCAAATGAAAACGCCCCAACAGCGCGAACTGTCAGGGCGTCAATGTAATCAGTGCAGGCCAATTACGGAGTTAATTATGACGCAATTATCAATATCAGTAAACAGCAGTGACTTAATTGAAACCGACGAGCTTTTGCTCATCATCAATCAGGCAAGAATTGAACATGGCGAAAAGCCTGTTCGTAATAACGATTTCATCCCGAGAGTGAAAGACGAGCTTGAAGGTGAGTACTACGAAACTTTCGTAGTGCAAAATCCGAACGGAACTCAGTCTGAACAACTTCGTATATCTAACGATCAGGCTGTGTTAGTCGGAATGCGAGAATCAAAAGCAGTGCGCAGAAGCGTTCTGGCAAAACTCAAGCTTAAGGGTGGCATGGCGTTACCTCAAACCTTGCCTGAGGCTCTTCGTTTTGCAGCAGTACTCGCTGAAGAGAAACAGCAGCTGGAAAACCAACTGGCTATTGCGGCGCCAAAAGTTAATTTCGTTGACAACTACGTCAATGCTACCGGCTCCCTTGGCTTCCGTGAGACTTGCAAGCTTCTTCATATCAAAGAGCCAGCATTTCGAAAATTCCTTCTCGACAGTGAGATTATGTATCTGCTTGCTGGCAAGTTAACGCCGTATGCTCAGCACATCGATGCAGGCCGTTTCACTGTCAAAACTGGCGAGAACCAGACTAACGGTCACGCCTTCACACAGAATAAATTCACGCCGAAAGGGATTCAGTGGATTGCTGGCCTTTGGGCTGCAAGTCAGGTTCAGGAGAGGGCCGCATGAACACAGCAGAAGTACTTCAATTCCCCTCTGGAAGCGGAGGGCAGGAGCGTCGTGTGGCAGATACCGATGATGGGTATACCCGCGTGGCTAATGAGTTGCTAGAAGCTGTCATGAGTGAAGATTTGACGGCTAGGCAGCTTAAAGTTTTCCTCGCGGTTATGCGTAAAACTTACGGGTTCGGCAAGAAGACTGACCGGATCACGAACACTCAGATAGCAGGGATGACAGGCATTCACCATACGCATGTTTGCACCGCTAAAAATGAAATGATTGCCATGAATATCATCGTAACTTCAGGCAACCAAATCGGAATAAACAAGGTCGTTTCTGACTGGAATAAGGACATTAGCCAAGTTAGCGAAACATTAGCCAACTTAGCTAATAAAAGGTTAGCTGAAGTAGCTAATGGGTATTCGCCAACTCAGCTAAACACAAAAGAAACTATACAAAAGAAAGAAAGAAAAGAAATACACACCCCTCTGACGAGTGGTGCTGAAAGTGTGAAAACTCCATCAAAGCGCAGAACCAGATCACAACCCATTCCCTACCAAGCCGTCATGGATGCATACAACTCAGCTCTGGCAGAAAGATTGCCATTTGCTGAAGCGTTAAACGACGAAAGGAAGCGCGGCATTCAGCGCATCTGGAAGCAAATGAAGCATCAGACGGTCGAAGCCTGTTCTGCATATTTCAACCGTTTCGCTGAGACAGCAAAGCCGTTTTATTTCGGTGATAGCGAATCAGGCTGGAAGGCCGATTTCGATTACCTGCTGAGAAGCAAGACACTTACCAAGACACGAGAAGGGAGCTTATGAACGCACAGGATTTAGAAGGGCAGGTGATCGGCGGGTTGATTAACGGTGGCGCAAGCCCAGATGCTTACGAGGTTTTATCTTTCCTTCCTGAAGAAGCTTTTAGCATTGGCGCGTACCGTGAGGCCTACGGTGAAATCAAACGCCAGGCGCTGAGCAAATCCATCATCGACCTGATTATGATCAGTGAGGCTCTTGGCGGTGATAGCCTTGCGAACCTTGCAGAGGCGGGGAAAAACAACTGGAGCAGCGCCAATCTAAAGGGTTATGCAAATCTTGTACGCAAAGCCTGGCACAAGCGCAAGGTGATTGAAATTGTCGGTGAAGCCCACCGCGATATAGAGCAATCACGCAATCCTGAGCAATCCGACCAAATTGTTGCGTCACTCGTTGCGAAGCTGAGTGAGATAACAGCGGACCAGAGCACAGTTGTTCCCGTGCACATGAAAGACCTTCTCGATAATTATCTAGGTGACCTTGAAGCGCGGCAAAGTGGCAAAGAGCAGGCCCAAACAATTAAGTTCGGCATGGGAAACTTTGATCAGAAAATTGGCGGACTAAATCCGACAGATTTGATGATTCTGGCGGCTAGGCCCTCGATGGGTAAAACCGAATACGCATTAAGCATGTTGCGTGGGGTCACTGAGACAGGCGGCGGCGCATTGATGTTCAGCATGGAAATGACATCTGGTCAAATCACCGAGCGCACCATAGCCGGTTCTGGGGGGATGTCCGTTCGTAAACTTAAAAACCCTGATGAGTTGCGCGATGAGGACTGGGCCAGAATATCCAACGGCGTGGCAGAAATGACCGGCAAAGATATCTGGATGGTTGATGCTACTGACCTGACCATTGAGCAGATCCGCGCCATTGCTGAAACCCATAAGCGTCGCCACCCACATTTGAAGGCAATTTTCGTTGACTACCTTGGCCTGATTAAAAAACCCAAAGCTGAACGTAACGACCTCGCAATCGGGCACATTTCAAGAAATCTGAAGTTTATGGCTATGCAGCTAAAAACGCCTGTGATAGCCCTGAGTCAACTTTCAAGAAAGGTTGAGGAAAGGCCGAACAAAAGGCCGATAAACTCCGACCTGCGCGACTCAGGCGACGTAGAGCAGGATGCTGACATCATTGCAATGCTTTACCGCGATGAGTACTACAACGAGACCAGTCCCGCCAAAGGAATTGCCGAAGTCATCATTGGCAAAAACCGAAATGGTGAGACAGGGACAATCTACCAGTCTTTTCGCAACGGTCATTTCAATGAAATTGACCAGGCAGAAGCCGCTAACGCAGCCGCGGAACGCGCACCAGCCAAAGGCCGCTATTCAAAAGCGGAATTCTGAGGATACACCCCATGAGTGAAAGTAAACGATACGGCATGCGTTCGCTGGGCGATGTCGTGCTTGATTGGATGGAAGAAGTGGAAGATGAGAGCAGGAAGAAAGGCGAATCACTACCCGAGACAACCCAAAAAGGCTTTGCTGACCTGCGTGGAAAAATTAACAAACCACCGGAGGCAGCATGAACCCACTCGATAGCTTTACTGTAGAGCGCCTTGAGGAAATTATTAATTTCACTCATGAAAACGGAATTCCTCATGCTTCACGAACAGAATGGGAAGCACTCGCCAAGATAGCGCTGGCAGCTAAACTGGCTAAGCCGGATTTCCACATCGTGAGACTAAAGCTGAATGATGCTTGGGGTAGTGAAACGATACTCAACGCATATGAAAACCAACTTGATGCCAGTAAGTGTAAAGACGACCAAGGTGGCGAGATTATTCCTGTTTACACCACCGCACAGCAAGCCCCACAACTACCTGATGGCTGGGTAATGGTACCGAAAGAGCCGACAATAGAAATGAGAGAGGCGTTCCACAAATCTTATGAGGATTTTGAGAACTGTATCGGGGAATGCCCTGATAGCCAATGGGCTGCCATGATAGACGCCGCACCTAAACCGGAGTAACCAATGGACAAACAGGTTTATTACCTACGAAACTCCCAGATACTCCAAAGCCTACTAGACCAAATCAGACAACTCCCGCTAGACCCCTCCAAGCCATTTGAAATCGAAGTATCCCCACCAAAACGCTCCCTTTCACAGAACCGGAAAATGTGGCCACTGCTGCATGACCTGTCCTTGCAAGTCGTTTGGTACGGGGAGAAGTACGACGAGGACGACTGGAAAGACATGATTACCGCATTGGTAGCAAAAACCAAAAAGCAGGAGCAGAGAACAGCACCTGGTATTGGCGGCGGGGTAGTCATGTTTGGAGAGCGTACCAGCAAGATGCGGGTAGGTCAGATGGTCGATGTCATTGAGGCAATCTACTGGTTTGGCACTGAGCAGGGCGTGAAGTTTAGCGAAGAATCCCGCCTGCGCATCGACTGGGCGCAGAGGTGGGGAGAACAGAACAAGAGGGCAGCAGCATGACAGCATACGTAACAGGTAAAAAGCTTGATGAACGCAAAGGCCAAATATTGAAATTTCTGGCAATAAATCCAGGCTCTAAGAAAATTGATATCGCAGAGCACCTAGGCCTGACATATAGGACAACCACCAAACTTATAGGCGTTATGAAAGCTGCAGGCGAGGTCTTCTATACCGGCTCAAATCACGGCATCCAGTACTGGGTTGAGCCACAGGAATCGGGTAACTATGTCAGCTCCAAAAGAGATTACGTGGTGACTGGGGATAGCCTAGATGGCGGATTGATATTTCTTAATCGTTGCCGGCCATCTGGTAAAAACGTCGTTTTTGACCAATGCAAAGAAAGCTACACCTTATTGCCGGTACTCCGTGTTATGGCAGGGAGGCCGTATGGCTAATTCTCCATGGCAGCGAATAGAAGACAACGCAATATTCATTAAACCCCGCAGTAAAACTCGCAAGCCCCCAGAACCCAGTCAGATAAAGACATTCGATTATGTCCACGGTCTTTTGCAGGCCAAGTGGAATCGCATGAGGTTAACCCGATGAATGACGACCCTTTATGCCAAGGCTGCTGTATTCCGCTAAGTGATGATGAGGTTTATGCGTGCAGTGACTGTGCTGATTGGTGGGCTATGTGTGGATATGACGTAGAGAGGAGCAGAGACGATGAATCTACCTGACAACAACTCACCAAAGAATTATAAACCCGGACCTTATATCGGAACGTGTTTCGGTTGTGGGCATACATACTTAGGACCCAAAAGAAGCTTTTATTGTGCTGAGTGCGCCAGTAAGCATAATCAGCGGGAGGGCGTAAATGAAAATCCCGAATCACCGTAATTGCAAAATATGCAAAAAACGATTCAAGCCAGCCACTCTATACGAATGGTGGTGCAGTGAGGAACACAAGGAAGACCTAATTAAGGAGTTAGCGGAGAAAGGGCGTCAAAAGCGCATACAGGAGCAGGAGCGACAGCAGAAGGAAACGACTCAGCAGGAAAAAAGAACCCTCAAGATTAGAAAGCTCGCAGTAAAACCCCTCAGCTATTTTGCCAAACAAGCCCAGACAGAATTCAACGCATACATTCGAGAGCGCGACGCCTCGCTACCATGCATCAGCTGCGGCCGTTTCCATGATGGACAGTATCACGCCGGACACTATCGAACAGTAGGCGCGAATCCTGAGTTGAGATTTCGTGAGGCCAACTGCCATAAACAGTGCGCACCCTGCAATAACCACCTCTCCGGCAATATCGAGAACTACACCCCCGCAATCATCGCCAAAATCGGCAAAGCAGCCTATCAGCAACTGATGGGGCCGCATGAAGCTGTGCGTTACCGCCGTGAAGAATACGAACGCATCAGGGATGAATACAAGGCCAAACGGAAGGCATTAAAACAACTCGGAGAAGCGGCATGACAATCGACATGGTGTTGACTGCGATTATCTGGGCACTTGTCCTGCTTGTCTGGTTTCCTTGGAAGCTAAAACATCACCGGCATCAATTGAAGGTTACCAAAATAAGGATTAGGGCCCATTTGTTTGCAATTAAATACGCAGCCTTGAAATCCCTAAGCGGTAAACCTAAACCATTCGGAGAAGCTATATGAGTTCAGATACAGAAAGTGAACTTAGTAACGTCGTCGCCTTTCCCGAAAAGAAAGAGGATTTGCGCGATGGAATGGCGTTACGCATGAATGATGGAGAGGGCGTTCGCTGTCATCATGACGCCGTTTGGATCAATGAAAAAGAGAGAACCCTGCGGTGCCGTAAATGCGACTCCCTGATTGAGCCATTCAACTACTTGCTTGGTCTCTGCGAAAAAGAAAACCGGTATATCGAAAGCGTCAAATATTTGAGGCGAGAAGAGCAGCAGCGCCGCCAGAACATCGAAAAGCTGATTCAGATAGAGAAGAACGCCAAGTCCCGAATCAGAAAGGCTGGAAACAAAAACCCGCTACCGTATTGGCAAAATGAGCAGGTGAAATTATGACCCCATTAATAACCAAAATACTCTCCCTATTTACCCCCATCAATCCCAGCCAAGAACTCAAACCTCGCAATAGCTACCCAGCCAGTCCGGCGCGTTTAACAAAGCGGAGAAAGAAATGAGCCTTGAATCTAGCGTAAAATATCATTTCCCTAAGACTCAGAACTTCACGAGCATGCCTCCTGCTACCGCTTCTGACGCGTTATCCGGCACGGACATGATGGGAGCGATGGGATTAACTCAGAGTTTGGCGCCATTAGGATATAGCGCGTTCATGGGGAAGGTTGGAATAAGCAATAACGACGCCGCCCGCGCCGTATCGCTACTTAAACAATTCGCACTACAAACCTGCGATAAGGTTGCCGCCTTACGTAAGCTCGAAAGTGATATTAAACCAATTGTTATGCAAGTCCTCGCAACTTATGCCTACATGGATCATTGTCGCTCAGCTTCGAGTAAGAAGCCCTGCGAATGTTGCCAGGGGGAAGGATTTATTGAGGTAGAGGTATTCACTACTAAGGCCCATATGCCATTTGTTGCTCAAGACATAATGAGGGCATCTATCAAGTTCGGAGTTAAAGACGTAATACCTTCTGAATATGAGGTAAGGCGCGGGGTGAGAGAAAAGGTCAGAGTGTTATGTGATGAGTGTAACGGGAAATGTGTTGTCTCAGCGTCGTGTAACGACTGCAAAGGGCGTGGACGCGCTGTGAATAGAAAGCTAAGTGAAGAGCAGGGGATTCCAGTTCTTTGTGACTGCAAGCGCTGCAGTGGTCGAGGTTATGAGCGCATTCCATCAACTGAAGCTTTTGACGCGATCAGTAAAATGACTGACGCTCTCACGTTGGATACCTGGAAAAAGTCAGTAAAGCCGTTTTATGATCAACTTATTACCAGGCTAGAAATCGAAGAGGGGTATGCGAATAGTGTTTTAGCGAAGGTGGCTAGATAACTCGGTATAGCCCACTTAGGTGGGCTTTTTCACATTGATTTAAGCAAGTCCAGCTACTCTTCAAGTGTTTTGATATGACCCTCTAGTATTTTTACATGGCTCTCAAGTATTTTGACATGATCCTCTAGTGTTTTAATGTGCCCTTTGAGGATGTTATTTGAGCTTTCCACGCTTGATACGGTCGATCTCAAGCTGTCGAGTGTGCTTTCTTGGGAGGCAATAATTTGGTCTTTCAAATCTATTACAGTTTGCGTATGTAAAATCATCTCTTGGAGATAGGCCGCCTCCTGATTAGGAGCTTCAGAAAACGAGTTATCAATGATATCTACAATTTCAGCGTTCATAGAACGACCGTTTTCTTTTGCCCTAACCTGAATTCTTTCTTTCAAATCATCGGGTAATCGCACCCCAAGTGGGGCTATTTGGCTTGCACCTTTCATGAATCTTCCTTGCTACATATCATACTACATAATGTAGACACTTTTCGCTTGACAAGATAGATTCATAATGTAGTATTTAATGCTACATCATGTAATAGAGGTTTGTATGAAAGAAGCAAGAAATATTCCCCCAACTGGAATTAGATTTCCGGATTGGCTCAAAGATGCGTTAAAGGCGGCTGCCAGCAAGGAATGCAGATCTTTAAATGGAGAAGTAATTAAACGTTTAGAGAAAAGCCTAATGGAAGAAGGTTTTTTGAGTGCACAAAAAAAGTGAAGCCCCGACTACTTGCGATAGTCAGGGCCTCGGCGTCAGTAACTTTAAGCGAGAAACCAACATGAGAAGTATAGCGAATTCAGAACTTAATTTCCACGGTGTTAGCCTGTCGCCAGTTGCACAGATGAATGATATTTGGCTGACATCTGCCGACTTAGCTAGGGCGCTTGGATATGCATCAAGTAAGAGCGTATCCACGATTTACTCCCGTAACTCAGGTGAATTCACAGGCAGCATGTCAATGGTCATCAAAATGATGACCAACGGGATAAACAACAACTTACGTGAAAAAAGTGTCCGTGTGTTCTCACTTCGCGGCTGTCACCTGATCGCGATGTTCGCAACAACCGACAAGGCCAAAGAATTCCGTCGCTGGGTGCTGGACATCTTGGATCGCGAAATTAATCACTCACCTATCACCAAGCAGTTCTCAGACGAAGAGCTTATCAACCTTTCCTACATGTGGGTATGGATGGATAAAGGCCGCCGTGTTGCCAAACAGGTTTATCCGGCACTGAAACAACTCGGCTCTTCGCACCATGGCTTCTTTTACGATATGGCGAATGAAAGTCACCACATGATCGACAAGGCACGACAAAGTTTGGTTCGTGAGACAGAAAATATTGATATGAATGGATTTCATGCACGTAACGCACAAGGGATGTTGGAGATGTTGAATGGCAAGGAAGGGATTCACTGAAAGGCGTATGGGATGGCGCGATTGCTCTGACATGCAGCAATAAAAAAGCCAGTAGTTTGCACCTACTGGCGTATGTCACAAACCCAAACTAATCACAGAAGGATTTATTTAATGACTAAGTTGACTTTAGCAAATAACTTCGGATCTGTCACTGAGAAAACTATCGACTCGCAGTCTCTGCTTGAGATGATTAATGCTGCTCGGAAGCAGTGTGGTGAGCCAGCGGTGCGTAATAACAAATTCATCGAAAAGGTAATTGATGAGCTTGAAGGAGAGACCTACACAAAAAGTGTAGGTCGTAAAAACGGTGCTGATATTGACATCATTGGCATGTCTATCAAACAAGCACTACGTGTTGCGGCTCGTGAGTCCAAGGCCGTTCGCCGCTCACTGGTGGATAAATTAGAAGCAATGAGTCAGCCAGCCTTCGACCCAATGGCTGCACTTAATGATGCTGAATTCCTGCGCGGGACATTGTTGACTTATAGCGAAAAAGTAATTGCGCTCGAACACAAGGTTGAAGAAATGAAGCCTGACGTGGAGGCGCTTGACCGTATTGCAAAAGCTGACGGCAGTATGTGCATTACCAATGCAGCCAAGCACTTGCAGGTGCAGCCAAAGTTCTTATTCAAAATGATGTCAGAAAGCCATTGGATTTATCGCCGTGCTGGGGGCAAGGCATGGATCGCATATCAGGATAAAATTCAGCAGGGGGTGCTGGAACATAAGGTGACGACAGTGGAGCGTTCAGGTGGCAGCGAAAAGGTGGTGGAGCAAGTTTTGGTCACCGCGAAAGGCCTAACAAAATTATCGAAGATGCTCGGCATTAGTGGCATCGCTGCTTAATAAGCTCAGAATTGAGCTTATTTCCAACCTCGCTCCGGCGGGGTTTTTTATTTACTGATCATCCAAACAGTTAAAGCTTGTATTTTCCCGAAACTGTGTGTATTGTTCTCTAACGCTGAGATTCCGTTGATTCGTTGCGGACCCCATATTAGCGCCAAGATTATTAAGCCCTGCCATAAATGGTGGGGCTTTTTTTATGCCCAAATTTAGCGCCGAGCATTCACCCTCAAATGACCCCGTGTCGCCTCATGCTCCGGCGCTAATCCCCATAAATTACACAGCCTCCCGCTGAGCGAGGTTACCGGATGAAGAATATGCCAGATAGACCCGACACATGGGCGGCCATGATCGCCTGGCTGGCAAATCACCGTAATGAGGCTGGTTACTCTATTCTGGCGTTCGTTATGTCGATATTAGCCACCTCAAGAAACAAGAAAACTGTATGGAGAGACCGCATGACTGGTGCCACGATGTGCGGAATCCTTTGTTTCTTCGCTCAACCAACCCTCACGGCGCTTTGCGCAATCTTCGGTTGGACTTTCCCGCCTGAACTTTGCTGGCCATTCTCTGCTTTCGTTGGTTACATCGGAGTCGATGCGCTGTTTTCTTCTGTAAGAAAGCGCGTAGGAATCGAAGGAAGCGGGGGAGCGAATGCTGACAGCTAATCAACTACAGGCTGCTACTGGAATTACTAGCGCTCAACGTGACGCGTGGTATCCGGCTATTGCGGCAGCAATGACAAAATACGGAATCACCACGGCATTGCGTCAGGCTCACTTTCTCGCGCAAACCGGTCATGAGTCTTTGAGCTTTCAGAAGCTTGAGGAAGGGTTGAATTATAGTGAAACCGCTTTAACTTCGATGTTTGCCAAGCGCATTACGCCAGCGCAGGCGGCGAAGTACGGAAGAAACGCAAGCCATCCGGCAGACCAGCAGATGATCGCAAGCATCATTTACGCGAATCGAAACGGGAACGGAGACGTTAATTCTGGTGACGGGTATCGATATCGCGGTCGTGGTTTGATTCAAATAACCGGAAAGGCGAACTATGCAGCTCTGGTGAAGCAGTTGGGTGTTGAAGTGCTCAACAACCCTGAAAAGCTAACCACCTACGCATTGGCGGCTGAATCCGCTGCAGCGTGGTGGAGCAATCACAACTTGAACAAATTGGCTGACGCTGATGACGTGCTGGCAATCACAAAGACCATCAACGGCGGCACAAACGGACTTGATGACAGGCAATCCCGCTTAACTAAAGCTAAGGGGATTCTATGCTCAACGTAATAAGCCTTATCCGAAATAACATTGGTATCTTCATCTGCATGCTTTTCTGCGTTGCCCTCTGGGGTCTGAACGTCAGAAACAGCCAGCTGACCGCCACCAATGACCGCCTTGAAAAGCTCGCCAATAGCAAAGACGAACAAATAAACCAACTGCGAAGCAAAAATGACGGCCTTGCCGAATCGGTAAGTAGCCTTATTGATGCCGTGCACACTCAAAACGAAGTGGTTTCACAGGTCGCAGATCAGCGAGCAGTCACCGCCCAACAGAACAGGAAGCTACAGGATGAAATCAAGAAGTATCTTGCGGCTGACAAGTGCGGCCTCGCTCCTGTTCCTGCTGATGCTGTTAACCGGCTGCGCGAAAACGCAGACAGAATACGAAGCAGTAAAAGTACCAAACCTGCCGATACCGCCAAGCCTTCTAATTGACTGCGAAATCCCAGACGTTCCTGATGATATGACATACGCGGATAGCGTAGTGCTCAATCTCACTATGCAGGGCGCACTGGAAGACTGCACAGGGAAGATAGAAGGAATTAGTCGGATAGAAGACGCCAGACAGAAGTAATCATCATAAAATAACAGGAGCCTTCAATGGCAGAAACTGAAATCACCACCGCCCAGCAGAACCAGCTTGATTTGCTTGCAGCCCTTCAATATGACACCGCTGCTTTGAAAAAGGCCGTTGACTTCATCCAGGGCGATACGTTCAAGCAAAAGCTATTCATCGCCCAATACAATCGCGTGTTTGGCGAGAGCGAAATCGTAGCGCGAACCATTAAAGCAGTTCAGGAGTCCACTGAGGCTCTCGCGGTTATCAATGCCGACAGCGCAGCGGCCTAAACAACAGCAGTTTAACGCAGGTCATTCCATAGCTCATTCAAGAGTGAGCTAGATAATGACAAAGGAGCACATATGGCTGATTCAATCAAAAGGCCTATGCCACCACTAGATCAATCAAACACTCTACATTTTCATACCCGCATCTTTCCTGCTCCCGAAGTACTTGAATGGGTTAATGAGCAAATCCTCAGCGAAGAGGGTCGGCTGCATAATCCAGACCACTCACACCTGATTGACGCGGACATAAGAATCATGTGGGCATCATCTGCTTTTGAAAAGCAGGGTAGGACGGTTCTAGGCCAAGCTGAGCAGGTAGCAATGAGGGCAGGTGGTTGGCAGAAAGCAAGAATGGTTCAGCAAATGCATGAATGGTTCAGCGAGGTTCCTAAATACATAATCACCCTTGCTGCCGATTACTGCTCGCAATGCACTGACCTCGAATTCTGCGCCTTGGTCGAGCATGAGCTTTATCACATAGCGCAGGCCACTGATGAATTCGGATCGCCAAAGTTCAACAAAGAAGGTCAGCCGGTATTAACGATGCGTGGTCATGATGTAGAAGAGTTCGTCGGCGTGGTGCGCAGATACGGTGCAAGCGTTGAAGTCCAAGATATGATTGATGCTGCAAAGAGCCTGCCCGAAATATCGCAACTCAACATTGCCAGGGCCTGCGGAACTTGCATGCTTAAATTAGCCTAATTGTTACATAACGTTAGTCATGGAGGTAATCAATGGCTGCATTAAAACCAGAGGTTAAAGCCTCCATTGTTCAGGCTCTAGCTTGCTACGACACGCCGACGCAAGTAGCCGCGCTAATGAAACAGGAATTTGGTCTGACACTAACGCTTCAGCAGGTCTCCTCATACGACCCCACTAAGTCCATAGCCAAGAACCTTGGGCAAAAGTGGATTGACCTATTCAATATCACACGTGAGCGATTTCAGAAGGAAGTTTCTGATATCCCGATCGCCAACAAAGCTTATCGGCTCCGCATGCTTGACCGAATGGCCAGCCGCACTGAGGGCATGAAGAACTTCGCTCTTACCGCGCAACTTATCGAACAAGCAGCTAAAGAGTGTGGTGATGCCTACACCAACAAGCAAAAAATTGAGCACTCTGGTGGGATGTCCATTAGCTCAGTAGCTTCGGTGATGGCTGAGATAGGAGATGATGATTTGTAAGGAGACTCTGTGTTAACAGACAAGCAGAAAGCGCTCCTGAAAAACAGGTTCTGGCGTCTCAACCACCTTTATAAAATCAAAGATAAAAATGGGAAATGCGTAACATTCAAAATGACTCCTGAGCAGTTGGAGTATTTCGATGGGATGCATGACCGAAATGTCATTTTGAAGGCCAGGCAACTCGGATTCACAACTGAGGTTTGCATAATTCAGTTGGACTTAGCCATATTCCACGGGAAAGAGTGCGCATTGATTGCCCATACCCGACCTGATGCGGAAAGGCTATTTCGAAACAAGACGCAGTTCGCCTATCAACGAATGACGGACGACATTAAAAAGGCTAACCCGCTGGTTAAAGAGACTACTAGTGAGTATGTCTTCAAGAGCGGAGGCAGCGTTACTGTATCCACTTCATTTCGTGGTGGGACGCTATATAGCCTGCACGTCTCAGAATTCGGGAAGATTTGCGCTAAGTGGCCGGACAAAGCCAAAGAGATAGTGACTGGTGCCTTTGAAGCAGTTCCTCTTGGCGGGAAAATCACTTTAGAAAGCACTGCTGAGGGACGGTCAGGCTATTTCTTTGATTATTGCCAAGACGCTGAGAAATCTCAACTTCAGGGAAAGCTTTTATCCAATCTCGACTGGAAGTTTTTCTTCTTCTCTTGGTGGAGAGATCCGCTGTATGCAATCGACCCAGTAGAATCTATCCCTGAACGCCTTGTTGATTACTTTGATGAGATGCAGTCCAAGCATGACGTTCATCTTAATGAGCGTCAGAAAGCCTGGTATTACTCCAAAGAGAAGACTCTCGGCGATGACATGAAGCGGGAATATCCAACCATCCCCGCAGAAGCATTCCAGCAGTCAGTTGAAGGCGCTTACTACGCCAAACAGTTCCGCTGGCTCTACACCAACAAACGCATTGGCAAACTGCCTGATAACTCACACCTACCGGTTCACACGTTCTGGGATATTGGTGTGGGCGACTCAACGGCCATCTGGTTCGTTCGGGAAGTTGGCGAAGAGTTCCACGTCATCGACTACTACGAGAATTCCGGTGAAGGTCTGCGCCATTACATGAAGGTGCTGAAAGACCGCGGCTATGAGTATGGCGACCACTGGGGGCCGCATGACATCGAAAACCGTGAGTTCGGCTCTGACGCCAAGTCTCGTAAAGAGCTGGCCCGCGAAGGCTATGAAATTGACGGTCAGGTCTACTCCATGACATTCAAAGTTGTACCGAGAACCGGCATCGATACCGGCATCGAGTCCGTGCGTGAAATCCTATCCAAATGCGTATTCGATGAAGAGAAGAGCTCAGAAGGCATTACTCACCTTGAAGGCTATCGCAAGGAGTGGGACGACAAGCGAGGCTGCTGGAAAGACAAGCCATTACATGACCACACATCTCACGGCTCTGATGCGTTCCGCTACTTTGCCGTAGCCAAGAACAACCACAAACAAGTCGGCGCAATCTTCTTCTAAGGAGCACCAGTGAGTGATTTAACAACCGAGGCACAATTCCTCGTTAATGCCCTTGCTGATGCCGTGGGCCGCCAGCGCATGCTTTATGCAGGTATGAATGGAAACACGAAGCGCACGAAGCTGTGGGATGAATTTGGTTACCCGGATCAAGTCACCTTCGAAATGCTGTATCGGGCATACCGTCGCAACTCTTCTGCTTACGCCGGTGTACATAAAACGCTGGAATCGTGCTGGGTTGATAGGCCAACAATTATCGATGGCGAGGTGGCTGACGAGGCCAAGCAAACAAATCCCTGGGAGAAGCAAGTCACGGCGCTGCTCAAAAAGCATTGGGCAAAAATCAAAGATGCAGACCGGCGCAATTTGGTTGGGCGCTATTCAGCTTTGCTGATTCAGGTTAAAGACGGTTTGGATTGGAACCAGCCCATTAACACTAAGGCGGTAGGCCTGATTGGCGGTGCCGCGCTTGTGAAGCTCATTCCTGCATGGGAGTCACAGATCAAGCCTGGGAACTTCGATACAGACACCCATTCTGAGACATACGGCCAGCCCGTTGACTATGAGTTCAATGAGCAGCCTGTAGGAGACGATGGCACCTATGGACCCGTCAGAAGCATTAGGGTTCACCCGAGCAGGGTTATCCTGCTGGCCGAAGGGTCTGAGGATGACAACATCCTCTCAGGCGTGCCACTCAACGAGGCCGGTTATAACGACCTGCTAGACATTGAGAAATCTAAGGGGGGTAGTGCTGAAGGGTTCCTCAAGAACGCCAGTCGCCAGCTGGGCATTAGTTTTGATAAAGATACAGACATGGCGACCATTTCCAAGATGGCTAAGGAAGCCGGATACAGCGACTTAGGTGAAGCCATGAACGACAAGATGGCAAAGCTTAATCGAGGTACCGATTCAGCTTTGGTTACACAATCAGGCACAACCTCAGTGCTTTCCGTCGCCGCAGCCGACCCAACACCAACATGGACCGTCTCGGCAAATTGTTATGCGTCTACCATCCAATGCCCGTTTAACATCCTGTTCGGCAAGCAAACCGGCAATCTGGCCTCTACCGAAGATAAAACCGCATGGGCTGGCACCTGCAACGAGAGGCGGCAAGGATTCCTGACCGACCTGATTGAACGAGTGATTCAGCGCTTCTGGGAAATCGGCATCATCCCGCCGCCAAGGAGCGGTGAAGTATCGGTGACATGGTCTGATTTACTCGCGCCCGGTGACACTGAAACGCTTGCCAAGATGGGAGCACTTGCTGATGTGGCC